GAAGATAATCAGGGGGTCAATCACGAAGAGCGGCCCCTTGAGCGAGTCGAGGAGCCGGAACAGCAGACTCAGCGCGTCGTACTGAAACATCTTGATGTCAATGTCGGAGTTGTCAATCAGCGACGTATGAGGTATGGTCGTCATGTCGATGCCGACATCCGTCGCCCGATGGTAGAGCGAGTTGATGGATCGGTCACCCGCGAGATACGACACCCCGTCCGAGGGCGGGGGGACATCAAGGAAGGAGCGGCCGTCCGACCACGACTTGAGGAACTGGAGCAGGAGCGTCGATTTGCCGGACCCGGAGGCCCCGGCCAACACGCTGACCTCACGCGAAGGAAGAAATTTACTGAAATGCATGGCAGGGATACTAACACACAACTGGAAGGAGGAGGCAAATGGGCGTAATTGTAGTAGACCGAACGCGCATTGAAGCAGACTGGACCTGTCCGCGGCGGCGGTACTGGTTGACGGAGTTCGAGGGGACGGGCGTGGTGCCCACACAGCAGGCCCCCGCGTTGCGGTTTGGGATCCTCATTCATCAGGGGTTGGAGGTGCTGACCTCGACGGATGACTGGGCCGCAGCGGTGGGACACATGCTGCAACAGGAGGAGTGGCAGGCCGCGAGTCAGGAGGAGCAGTGGCTGGCCGAGGCGCTGGTCATGGGGTTCGCCTTGACCGTCTGGCCACGGTGGCGGCGGACCTACGAGCGCATCGCCGTCGAGCAGGAGTTGGAGATGGAGCATGACGGGGTACTGTATATGGTCCGCCCCGATGTGCTGCTGCGTGACAAGCAGACCGGGGACATCTGGTATCCCGACTTCAAGACCTTCAGCGGGGGGTGGCAGAACCGGAAGTGGATGCACGCACTGCAACAGCACCTCACGGTCTTGGCGTGCGAGAAGGCGGTGGGCCAAACTATTACGGGAGCCTGGGTCCAAGGGCTGAACAAGGGCTATCGCCGGAACCAGAAGCTCTATCACACACTGGTGTATGGCTACCGCAAACATGGTGCGCCGGGCCTGTATGACACGCAGTATCTCGCCAAACGGAAGCCAGGATTCGAGCGGTTCCCTGCGGCGGAGTATGAAAACACGGTATCGGGTGGGCGCGGGATAGCCGCGTGGATTCATCACCTGTTGCAGGTTGATCCCCAGATTGTCCGCGACTGTTTTCCGGCCACCCAGCCCATCTTCCTGAACCGGGCGATGATGACCAGTTTTCTGGAGCAGCGCACACGGCGCGAGAAGGAGATTGCCGCCGCGACGGACCTGACCCCCTTCCCGCAGAACTTCTCGGCCTGCGAGCCCTACTACGGCACCTGCCCCTACCTGGAGTGCTGTTGGGAACCCAACACGGGGAAAGATCCCATCGGGTCTGGACTCTACGTCGAACGCCACCCCCATCATGCGGCTGAACTGCAGCTCAAGGAGGCACACAATGCGTGACATACATGAACCGGCGGGCATCATGGGGATTTTCTTCTATCTTTTATGTGCCGCGGTCTTGCTTTATACAGTCATCTTGACTATACTATCCTGATTGGAGGCGCTAATGGCTGAGCAACCATTTGCCCTCTCCCCGGATTTGAGCGTGTTGTTGTATGGGGACACCGGGCACGGCAAGAGTACACTCATCGCAGAACTGGCCACCCATCTCCGACTCCACACCGGGAAGAAAACCGCGGTCTTCCTGGCCGATAAGGGGTCATCGCGTCCGTATCGGCTGCTCCAGAAACATGGGGTGGTGGATATCTACACGCCGCAGGGGAATGCGTGGCTGTGGGTCAACCACGCCATGCGTGGGGAGGTCCGCACCAAGACCAACCCAGTGGTCTACACCTCAGTGGTCACTGACGAGGTGGGGTTGGTGGTGCATGAAGGGCTCACCGCCTATGCCGAAATCCTGATGTCGGAGCTGGCGTCGATGTCGGCGCAGGGGCAGGATGTCGGGGGTGGGGGCGCGTGGAACGTCGTCATCCGGGATGAGAAAGACATCCTCAAGCTGGGCACCTCGAACCGCGCGCATTATGGGGTGGTGCAGTTGCAGATTCGGGAGGGGGTGCTGGCCATCCACCCCAATGTGCCCCACATCTACACCGCTGGGGTGCGGCGGGGAGAGTCGGCGGAGAAGACCCCCATCCTGGGGCCGATGGTGGTGGGGGAGGCGCTGACCTCGCAAATCCCCCGCTGGGTGGATTACACCTTCCGCTGCGCCCTCAGTAACGGGAAGTATGTGTTGTATCTGGCACCCCATACCGACCAGCAACTCGGCCCGCGGACGGTCGTGCTGTCCAATCCCCGGCTGCCCAAAGCGGGGGCGGCGGTCAAGGTGCCACCGAGCGTCGAACCCGCCAACCTCGTCAAGGCCCTGACCCTGATTCAGGCCCGCGAGGCGGCGGCTGATGTAGAACTCACCGCACAACTCGGTACTCATCACAAGGAGAAGGCATGAGCATTGATCCACTCGACCTGAAACCCCCCGATCCCGGCCAGTGGGACGCCTATGATCGTCCCGCGCTGCCGCCGCCCCCATCGCAGCGGTATCTCTTCAAGGCCCCAGAGAGCTTCACCTACGAAGACCACGACGGGATGCTCCGCGTGGTGGTGGACCCGTTGGAGGTCATCGACGCGCCCGAGGGCACGGACGCCCGTGTGCGCTTCGAGCGGTGCAGCTCCAAGCCCCGCACGATGGGCCGGTTGGCCGGGAGTTCGCGGCTGACCGACTACCTCCGCGCGTGTGGGGTGGAACCCATCCGCACCGAGAACCCAGGGGACTGGATCAACGCCATCGAGGGCACCGCTGGGGCGCACTTCGAGGCCATGCTCGACTGGGATTGCTACGACAGCGAGACCAAGGAGCAGCTGGTGCGGACGTATCGGGACTTCCCGGATGACCCCGAGAAGCCGGGGGAGAAGCTCCCCTACGGCATCGAGCCAACCAGTGGCCGGAAGGTGCCTGCACGGGCGCGGATTCGGTATTACGTCTACCCACGTAAGTAGGCATGTTGCAACGACCGACTGCGTGTCGGGGCTGTCCACTCGACAGCCTCAGCACGGGGTTCATGGTCCCCGATGGGCAGGGCACATCAGGGGTGCTGCTGGTTGGGGAAGCACTTGGAGAGCGGGAGGCAGAACAAGGCCTCCCGTTCGTGGGTCCGGCGGGGAAGATCCTGGGGGATTGTATTACCCGTGGGGGATTTGCCCGTAACGATTTCTGGTTCACCAACGCCCTGTGGTGTCGGCCTCCCGGTAATAGAATCGACGCCAGCTACACCACGCCCTCCCTCACGCACTGCTGGGACGCGCACCTCCACCCCACACTCCTGCGGCTCAAGCCCAAGGTCATTGTGCCGTTGGGCAACACCGCCTTGCGGCAATTCACCTGGGGCGAGGGGGATGTGTTGAAGATGCGCGGCTACGCCCAGCCCTGGCGGCAGACCATCTTGCTGCCCTCGGTGCATCCCAGTTACATCATGCGGGGGAACGCCAACTTCGAGGCTGTCCTCATTCACGACCTCCAGCACGCCGCTCGGCTCGCCACCGCAGGCTGGCACCCGGCGCAGACCCGGTATGTCCTGGACCCCTCCCCGGAGGTGGCCCTGGCGTGGCTCGACAAGTTCCTCCCCTCGGGCCGTCCGGTCAGCTTCGACATCGAAACCTCGGACAAGCGGCGCGAGGAGGATGAACTCGACCTCCGCAGCAGCGCCCCCATCACGCGGATCAGCTTCGCGCTGAACCCCTACGAGGCCCTGAGTATTCCGGCCACCAAGATTTTTGCGCCCATTATCCGGCGCGCCCTCAGCTCCCCCAACCCCAAGATTGTGTGGAACGCCAGCTTCGATGTCCCCCGGCTGGAGGCCAAGGGGTTCCAGGTGAACGGCCCCATCTACGACGGCATGGTCGCGTGGCATGTGCTGCACTCCGACCTCCCCAAGAGTTTGGGCTTCGTGGCGAGCATGTTGCTCCCGGACCAGTCCCGGTGGAAGCACCTGAATCGCCAGTCCCCGGCGTATTACAACGCGACCGACAGTGACGTAACCCTGCGGATCACCGAGCAGGTGTGGGGCCTCCTGAAAGATGTGAAGATGTGGACGCTCTACCAGGAGCAGATTGTGGATGTCGAGCCGGTGTATCAGCACATGCACCGCAGCGGGATGCGGGTGGACCCCGACATCCGCCGACGCCACGCCGAGACCCTGCACACCAAGCTCACCACCCTGAACGACGAGATCCAGGCCCTGGTCCCCGCCATGCTCAAACCCACCAAGCGGTACAAGCAGGTGGAGAAGGCCAAGGCCAAGTACCCCGAAGGCTCGGTGCGGCTGGTGTCGGTCACGCACAAGCGGTGCCCGCAGTGCGAGAAGCAGGGGAGGCTCGGGGCCAAGCATCCCTGCGGGGTGCCGCTGGAGGATGTCACCGTTCCGGCCGAAGAATGGGAGGTGGTGCTCCCGTTCGTGACCAGCTGGCAGGGCATCCAGGCCTATCAAGACTTTCACCACCACAACACCCGGCACCGCCAAGGCAAGCGCACCACCGATGAAGCCGCCATCCGCAGCGTGATGCTCAAGTATCCCGCTGACCCCTTTTATCCGCTGATCCTCGATATCCGCGAAGTCCAAAAGCTGGCGGGGACGTATATCGGGAAGCTGGAGGAGGGGAAGGTGGTGGGCGGGCTGCCCGTGCGCGCCGATGGGCGCTGCCATCCCACCATCACCAAC